CTGGTATCAGCGGTTACTCAGGCCTTTCTGGTTACAGCGGTTTGTCGGGCTACTCAGGTTCTGGCATTTCTGGTTTTTCAGGTTTTTCTGGATTCTCTGGCCTAGGGCTTTCTGGCTACTCAGGAGAGTCAGGCTACTCTGGACTTTCTGGCTTCTCAGGATTATCTGGATTCTCAGGCATCTCGGGTTACTCGGGATCTGGCATCTCAGGCTACTCGGGTTCAGGTATATCGGGATTCTCTGGATTCTCAGGTCTAGGCCTATCGGGATTCTCAGGACTGAGCGGATTCTCTGGCGGCTCAGGATTTTCTGGCTTATCGGGATTCTCAGGTCTTTCAGGCTTCTCAGGTGCTGGCTCTGCGATTACTGTTTCTGATGAAGGCACGCCACTCACCACCAACGTACAGTCATTTGACTTTGTTGGCGCAGGCGTCACTGCTACCGCGGTAGGTAATGCAGTCACTGTCACGATCTCTGGTGGAGGTGGTGGCGGAACCTCAGGATATTCAGGCTTCTCGGGTATCTCTGGCTTTTCCGGTATATCAGGATTTTCTGGCATCTCTGGTTTCTCCGGCATCAGTGGCTATTCTGGTTCTGGTATCTCTGGCTTCAGTGGGACCTCGGGTTTCAGTGGCGTTTCAGGTTTTAGCGGAATCTCTGGTTTCAGCGGTTTCTCAGGCATTAGTGGATTCTCTGGGATTAGCGGTTTCTCTGGAACCTCTGGTTTTTCAGGAACCAGCGGTTTCTCGGGTATTAGCGGCTACTCTGGCTCAGGTATATCTGGCTTCTCTGGGGTCTCTGGATTTAGCGGCTTTTCAGGTGTCAGCGGATTTTCTGGCATCAGCGGATTCTCTGGCTTAAGTGGGTTCTCAGGAATCAGTGGATTCTCTGGCTTCTCAGGAGTAAGCGGCTTCTCAGGACTCAGCGGGTTCTCAGGGATTAGCGGATTTTCGGGTTTCTCCGGTATTTCAGGTTTTTCAGGTATCTCAGGCTTTTCTGGGGCAGGAACCTCGGGCTTCTCAGGATTCTCTGGCTCTGGAATTTCTGGGTTCTCTGGCTTTTCAGGAATCTCTGGCTTCTCGGGTGCCGGCACTAATATTTCCGTATCTGATGAAGGCTCGCTATTAACGTCTGGCGTTACGTCTTTTGACTTTGTTGGCTCTGGCGTAACGGCAACCGCAGTAGGAACTGCTGTTACGGTAACGATCAGTGGTGGAGGCGGTGGAGGCGGTACGGGTTACGCCACTTATACCTATACCGGAGACGGCTCTACGACGACCTTTGCAGTAACGAGCGGCATTACGGTTGATAACGTCCTCGTGATGGAAAATGGTGTCGTACAAGAGCCTACGCAGGACTATACCGTCTCTGGCTCTAATGTCGTCTTTACGACTGCACCTGCTAGCGGGGTTGAGATTCAGATCCGCGTACTCGGCGGTGGTAGTAGCGGCGGTCTTAATTCTGTTGTTGCAGCGTTGATATTTAGTTAAAGGAAGTTTATGGCTGCTCCAAATTTTGCATCAATCACAACGATCACACCTCATACGGTGTCTATTACACCGAGTGATACCTCACGCAATGCGCTGGTCACGATACCTAGTACAGGACAGGCTCATAAGATTGAGCAGATTTTGATTGCCAATGTGGATAATGCGGCTAATTACAGCGCCACGGTGGAGTTAAGACTTGCTGACGGATCAACTTACCGAGTGCTGTGTTATCAAGTGACAGTGCCTGCTGGCGGAACGGTGGAGTTATTGACTAAGAATACGTCGCTGTATTTACTAGATTCAAGTGTCACGGGTGAGGCATCAACGCTTTGGGCAACGTCTGGGACGGCGAGTAAGCTGACCTTTACTTGCTCATACGAAACCTTGTCGTGAGGTAGGTATGGCACAGTTTCCTGATACAACGGGTGCAAATGGCGTATGGGGGATGATGGCAATCCGCAACGCCTTGATGGGTAGTAATTGGCCTAGTTCCTATCGCACCATCATCCAAACCTTCACAGCAACCTCAACGTGGACTTGCCCTACTGGGGTGACTGAGGTTGAGTATTTGATTGTTGGTGGTGGTGGCGGCGGCGGATCAGAAGTTGGTGGTGGCGGGGGTGCTGGTGGTTTTATTACCGGAACTGGATTGCCCGTTTCTTCCAGCACTACTTACACCATTACTGTTGGTGCTGGCGGTCCTGGCGGTGTTTATTCAGCACCTAATAACAATAACGGAACCGTCGGGTACGACTCTGTTTTTAGTACCGTTACGGCAAAAGGTGGTGGGTATGGTGGGAGAGGTAGCGGTGGGGCAGAAAACGGTGGTAGCGGTGGGTCAGGCGGCGGCGCAGGAGGTTTTCTTGCCAAAACAGGTGGTCCAGCGCCTTATTCGCCATCACAAGGAAATGTGGGTGGAAATAGTTCTGCTTATGTAAGTGGGCCGACCGCATCCGGCGGTGGTGGCGGGGCAAAAAACACAACCCCGATTGGTACGGGTGGCAATGGCAGTAACAGTCCGCTTGCGGGTGGTGTTGGCGGTGCAGGACAAGCATCAACAATCACCGGAACAAGTGTTACTTATGCTGGAGGTGGTGGTGGAGCTGGCGTTGATTTTTCTACAAATACAGGGGTAAGTGCGGCAGGAGGAACTGGAGGTGGAGGCGCTGGAGGTGCAAATCCATCACCTGGGACTGTTGTTGCAGCCACTCAAGGATCTACTAACACGGGCGGTGGTGGTGGCGGTGGTAGTAGAGGCAATCAATCTGGCGCAGCAGGCGGCTCCGGCATTGTCATTTTGAAATATCAAGCACCATCACAGAGTGTTTTCGTATTCAAGGGTTCGGGTAAGTTTGTTGTCCCCACGGGCGTGACCAGCATTGATTATTTAGTGGTTGGCGGTGGAGCTGGAACGGCAGGAAACAGAAATGGAGGTGGTGGTGCCGGTGGATTCAGAACCGGAGCCGGCGCTGCTGTATCTGTTGGTGCTGAATTAACCATTACAGTAGGTGCCGGTGGTGCTGGAGGCGCTGGGAATGTTACTGCAACCATAACTCAAGATGGAGGCCTATCATCAATCGTTGGTGGAACAAGTCCTTCTCCTTTTGCATCCCCTGGGATAGAGTCAGCCGGCGGAGGTGGTGGTAATACATCGGGGTCTAATGGAAGAAATGGCGGTTCTGGAGGTGGCGGAGGAGGTTCTGGTAGTGGAGGAACAGGCAATACACCAAACCAACCATCAGCAGGCGGAAACGGAGCGCCAGCGGTTGCATATCAAGGTTTTAATGGCGGCGCAGGTGGCCCTCCAAATATTTCTGGTGGCGGCGGTGGCGGCGCAGGTGGTGCTGGTGTTGCTGGTAATGGTTCAGCGCCATACGCAGGTGGTAATGGCGGATTGGCGCAGCTTTCTACTATCACAGGATCAACGGTTTATTACGCAGGCGGTGGCGGAGGCGGTACTTTTTCAGGCACAGCAGGTTTAGGCGGAGGAACCGCAACTACGGCGCAAAAAGGCGGTGCTGGTGATGGCGCAGCAGGGCAACCATCAACGCAACTAAAAGGCACTGACGGCACTGCAAATACAGGCGGCGGGGCAGGTGGTGGTAGCGATTTTTCCAGCTCATCTGTAACTCAAGCCTCCGGCGGTTCAGGCATCGTCATCATCAAAATAAATCAATAAGAGGTCAAATGGAAAACACGAAGGTCTACAGGTTCCTAGGCATTGATACGGCGATGCACATGCTTCGCCCCGGTGCTAAGTGGGAAATCACAAACAATCAATTCACTCGTTGGGATGATCCACGCCCCTGTCCGTCAATGGATGAGGTTTACTGGGTGATGGACAAGATCAAAGAGTTTGAAGAGTCAATCCCTACGATGTGGCTTCCTGAGCAGTTAGAGGAAATGGGCATCAAGATGAAAGAGATTGAAGATGCAATTGCATAACCTATTCCCCACAGCGGTAGGTTTTGCCGATCTCGGTCGCCCGTTAAGCGATGAGGAGTTGTTCTTCATCCGTGAGCTTGAGACACGCCCGAATATGGGTAACACGACAAGCACGAATAACTTTGTCTTGCGTGATCAGGCTTTAACGTCACTCAGATCATTTATTGAAGATTCGGTATCGGAATACTTCAAATCCACCGTCAACCCAAAGCACAACGTATCCCTGCGCGTTACGCAAAGCTGGTGCAATTACTCAGAGCAAGGCCAGTACCACCACAAACACGCACACCCCAATTCGTATATCTCAGGTGTGTTTTATGTGCAGACCAATCCTGATGACAGGATTTATTTCTACAAAGACGGCTGGCAACAGATTAAATTTCCCACTGATAACTGGAATGCGTATAACAGCGAAAGCTGGTGGTTTGAGGCTTATGCAGGCCGACTGATTCTGTTTCCCTCATCTTTAACACACATGGTTCCTAATGTGCAGGGTGAAACAACCCGCATATCTTTATCGTTTAATACCTTCCCTGTTGGTACGGTTGGGGAAGAGATGGACTTAACTGGATTGAAACTGGAGGCTTGAATGGCTCACTACGCCCGCATTGACGAAAACAACATCGTCCAACAAGTGATCGTTGTAGACAACAAAGACACGGCTGATGCTTTCGGCGTGGAGAAGGAATACATCGGCGCAGCCTTCTGTGAGCGTTTGCTCGGTGGAACGTGGAAACAGACTTCGTATAACGCTAATTTCAGAAAGAACTATGCTGGGATTGGCTATACGTTTGATGCAGCGCGGGATGCGTTTATTCCACCAAAGCCTAGTGATGATGCAACGCTTGATGAAGCGACATGCCAGTGGATTGTGCCGAGCATAGGCGCCGATTCCGTTTAAGGATTAAGCCATGACCACAAAGATCACGAATGCCAACATTACAAACACTGGAGTCACTGCTGGTTCGTATACCAACGCCAACATCACGGTAAACGCACAGGGTCAGCTTACTTCAGCCAGTAGTGGCTCTAGTGGTGTCTCGTGGCAGGCAGTACAGACAACAGGCTTCACGGCTGTTTCTGGGCGGGGATACCCTTGTAATACGACCTCAGCAGCCTTTACCGTGACCTTACCTGCAAGCCCAACAGCGGGTGATCTGATTACGCTTGTGGACTATGCGGGAACGTGGGGAACAAACAATCTGACCATAAACCCTAATGGCTACAAAGTAGAGGGATCGACGACTAATCAAACTATTTCGACAAACCGTGGTGCGGTCAATCTTGTTTATGTGGATTCAACACAGGGCTGGATCACATATGCCAACGTAGCGACTGATATTGTTGTACCAGCGACCGTTTCGGTTGAATACCTTGTCATTGCAGGCGGCGCTGGAGGAAACACAAGTAACGGCGGAGGTGCTGGAGCGGGTGGTTACCGAACAAACTTCACATCATCCGCCGGAACTCCAACGCCTAAAACATCGGGAGGAGGTGGTGCTGTTGAAGCAGCTATGACGCTCTACACAGGCACGGCCTATACATTAACCGTTGGAGGAGGAGGCGCGGCAGGAGGAACAACATCTGGTCAAGGAAATAATTCTGTCTTTGCCACAATCACATCATCAGGCGGTGGTGTACCGGGAAATAGAGCGGGAACGCAAGCTGCGGCGGTAGGTGGCTCAGGTGGCGGTGGTGCATCAACTTCAAATGCCACTTATTACACAGGGGCTGCTGGAACAGCGAATCAAGGGTATGCGGGTGCAAACGGAGCGGATGGAGGTAGCTATAGGGGTGGCGGTGGAGGCGGCGCTGGTGCTGCTGGTGTTGCTTCTGCTTCTGGCGGAAACGGTGGTCAAGGTGTTTACTCTTCAATTACAGGCTCTGATGTTCAACGCGGTGGTGGAGGCGGGGCTGGAGCTAACTCTTCAGCTGGAACGGGTGGTGCCGGTGGCGGTGGTAATGGCGGTACTGAAAGTGTAGCCGCGACTTCTGGGGGGCCAAACACTGGTGGCGGCGGTGGAAGTACGGGAACCGCTGCGGCTGGTAACGGTGGGTCTGGTGTTGTGATTATCAGGATTCCAGATACACGCACTGCGACGTTTTCAGGCGGTGTTACGTCAAGCCTTTCAACGTCTGTATCTGGATACAAAATCTACACCGTCACCAACACTTCAACGACCTCAGAGACGGTCACATTTAGCTGAGGCTTTATATGGCACATTTTGCAAAAATTGATAATTTAGGCGTGGTTGTATTTGTCACCGCAGGGCGTGATGAGGACGATGGCAAAGAGCTGGAACTCTGCGCCAGAACGGGCGATACCTATCGTCAGACTTCGTACAACACTCGCGGCGGGGTTCACTATGACCCTGTAACTAATCAACCATCTGCCGATCAATCTAAAGCCTTCCGTAAAAACTACGCGGGAATTGGTTATCGGTATGACATTGAGCGTGACGCTTTTATTCCACCCAAACCAACATCAGACGCAGTATTAGACGAAGCAACTTGCCAGTGGATTGTTCCTAGCGATTCTGTAGGCGCAGATTCAATTGGAGCAGACTCCCTGTGAAATACAGCATCGTCATTCCGACGTATAACCACTGCGAAGACTTATTAAAGCCATGCGTTGAGTCGATTTTTCAATATACCGACATGACAGACGTTGAGTTAGTCATCTCGGCTAATGGCTGTGTAGACTCCACGAAAAACTATCTCATCTCGCTCAAAGAGCAATTCAAACGAATTGGCTTTGAGAAGCACTTAAAAGTCATCTGGCACGATGAAGCCCTTGGCTACTCGGGCGCTACCAACGCAGGCATACGCTTTGCCACATCAGACAAGATCGTGCTCCTGAATAATGATACGGTTCTCTTGCCGCAGGCCAAGAGCCAGTGGCTAGAGATGCTCAATAGCGCCTTTGCCAATGAGAAGTGCGGCATCTCTTGTGTCATCAAGGGACCATCAGAGCCAGCCGGCAAGGAATTTGCCATCTTCTTTTGCGTGATGATCCACCGCAAGGTTTTTGACAAGATTGGCCTGCTCAATACGGAATACGGCGTCGGTGGCGGTGAAGATACCGAGTTTTGCATTGAGGCTGAAAAGGCGGGGTTTGAGGTTATTGAATGCTCGCCCAAGA